GGTTGGTTAACATATAAGCTGTTTGAGTAGTGTTTGGGTCAACGGCAGGTGAACCTGTATAGATTGCATTTGACGCCCCAATTTGAGCTACTGTGACTCCATGCGGATTCGTAACATCAGCCTCATGTGCAATAACTTGCTCAGTAACATCATATATGCCTTGCTCTATTTTATTAAGATTAGTATCATTCAAAGCCGGAGATACTCCATTTTGCCAAAGTGTTTTTATATAGCTTATCAGCGACATTAACCTCTCACCACCTTATCGATTCGTTTAAAGCTTATCTCTTCGCTGTTTGATTTGTTCTTGCTCCACAAAACACGGCTAATTAATATACCTGTGTCTGCCACTGCCGTTGCTGTACTGCCACCAAATATGCCTATTTCTTCAATCTGTGCTACTGCTTCGCTGTCCAAAACAACAAATTCGTTTTGTATTACGCCGACGCTAGTCCTTGACGCTGGTACGGTGATTGGCGTCCTAAATATCTCAGCTACTAATTGAGTTTGGGTATTGGTAACCGCTGTATTACTTGTGCCTACTGCTAAATATTTAATCTCAATGTCTGGTGCTATACCCATCAACGATTTAGCTAACTGATCAAGAGCCTCATCCATTACTCTGTTATAAATTATTGCGTCGAATTTACCGTTTACAAGTATCTCGATTAACCCCTGCCAACCAAACTCATTAATCATTAATCGTCACCTCGCTTGTGATTGTACCAGGGAAACTATCTTCTGCAGGATAAGCATCCTCTGCGGGATAGTCACTTTCTACAACTTTAATATCATAGCTTCCTTGATAGCCTTCTGATTCTGATTGTGTCTGTAGTAAGATTAATACCTCGTTTTCAGCTATAACAAAGTCTCTATTGCCTTTTAGTAGCTCCTTGAAAAACTCTTCCCATCCGCCGATAGAAGCTCCGTCGAGAGCCTTCACCGAATATAAGATAAGGTTGCCATCAGGTCTAATCGTCACTGACTCAATTAAAAAGTCGTCGTTTATGCCATAAAGCGGCTTTTGTACTGGTAATAACTGACCAGCTTTTAAGTCGCTAACATTCGTGTTAAATGTGATGCTGTCTTTTATCTCTCCGTATGTCTCAATTAAACCTTCTGCAAACTGTATCGCTTGGTCTGATTCGTCAATAGACGTTTCTATCGCTAGGCTTTCATATATCCCGCTAGTGCCTGTTTCTGCTTCTCTCCTAGCGTTTATCTCTACAGGGTCGTCTATCTTGACGAATAGGTTCCTAAGTCCTGTATACGTCATCCTTACTGCATCGCTATTCACAGAATCTAAGGCAGTTTCTGCGCTATCTTGAGTGATTATTTGACTACCAAAGCTAAAGTACCATTTCTTGTTTTTATCTAGCCCATTGACGCCAATATCGGCAGGGCCTATTGTAATCCATCCTAACCCACCAAGATTGACTTCGATAACAGGTTTTTCAGCAATCGGAAACCTCAACACAAAATTTCTGGACTCGCCATCCGGTTTAGGAGTTGGAGTTTCGTTAGTTTGAGATGCTGTCTTGCCTTTCCCACCTCGAGTGTATTGAGTGTTGCGATATTGGTCCATTGCAGAATCTTGAACAAAGTTAGAATGTTGAACTGAGTCATCCAAAGTGAAGGGAGCTAAGTTAGTGCTGCGGTCAAAAAAGTTTAGCTTTTTATCTTTGTCTATTGTCCAGTTGTAGCCTGTTACCTTTTTCAGATAGTCCAAAGCCTCCGAACATTTCTTATAATTGAATACGGCTTTTTTGATTAATGGACCATCTTGGATGACGCCTTCTATTACGCCCTCTTCACCAAGTTTTTCAGCAATGATGTCTCTAACTATGTAGCCTGCAGTTTGGGCTGTGTAGACTTTAGCTATAATTCGCTTATCAGCTAAAGCTGAATTATCTACTGCGCTAATTGCATATTCGAGCACGTTAGGGCTAGGCTCTCTTTTCTGTAAGTTACGAACGACGCCGACAAATATTTCTTCGCTATTGTCGATTATTTTTATTTCATCGCCATTGTCGATTTTGTCGAGGTTAAGTAAATCAACAACTGTTATGCTTAAAGTTGTGCGAGAGTTAATCTTATCTGATATTGTCCAGTTCGGCGCAACACGAACATATTCACCGTCTATCATATATTGCCTCAACTTAGTTCGCCCCCAACGCTCTCATTCTGCCAACGACTTTATCCATTAGTCTATCAACGCCATAATCGTCCATGATGACAGCTCCCTCAAACGCTCCGCGGGCAAAAGTTATGCCGCCTTGCGCTAAGGATGGGTGATCTAGAGGTGTTACCTTTGCCCCTCTAGGCAAGTCGAGAAATTCAGGACCTTGTTCTCCAACCAACACCCTACCTGCAGTAAGGGTTTTACCACCCGAAGCTAACCCTTCTACATCCGCGTCTTCTTCACCCCCGCCGAAAAAGTTTGATACCTTTTCTTTAGCCCCTGATACAAAGTCGCTTACTTTGTCTTTAGCTCTCTGGAAGAAGTCCAAAACGTTTTGGATCATTTCTCTGATTTTGTTTACCGATTCTTTAATCCTGCCAACCATGTCGTCCCACAATTTATTTAAAACGTTTTTGATGCCGTTCCATATACCCGACCAAATGTCGCTCAATACATTTCCGAACAACTTTATAACGGATTTAACATACTCAATAGCTTTTTCGAGTATCCTGCCGATGCCGTCCCAAACATCCGAGAATAGCTTCTTAACACCATTCCATAGCCCTTCCCAATCACCCTTGAAAAGTTTTGCAAAGATATTGAATATATCTGTTATGATGGTTATAGCGACATCTAATATTGTAGTGATTGTATCCCAGATAGCTTTAAATACAGCGGTAATATCTTCGCCGTATTTGTTCCAGATCGCCATGGCCAGCTGGATAAAACCTTCAATAAAGCCATAGACCGCTTCAAAAAATGCCATGAATGTATCTTTAATCCTCGCTAGAGTTTCGCTGTTGTCACTCTGCCATTGTTTAAGCCAGCTTATAAGTTTTCCAACCCATTCGACAGCTAAAGAAATAGCTGCGCCGATAAAATCAAAAACAAATTTAAAACCTGCTTGTATCTCGGGCATATATTGTTGTATCCAATCAAAAAAACCAGTTAGCATAGGCAACAAACTTATACCAATTTTAGTTGCAAAAAAACTTACTTGGTCTTTCATATCTGCAACTTTTATGCGAAACTCATTAGCTTTTACTAGATCATCGTTTGAGATAATGTTGGCGCTATCCTTGGCTTTTTGCATAGCCTCTGTACCTAAATCAACGACAGGTGCTATTTCCTTCCATGAGCCGCCGAATAGGTCTGTTCCAAGTCTTGCCCGTTCGGTCTTGTCTTCAACACCCGCCAAAGCTTCTGTTAGAATATCCATTCGTTCGTCAGCAGACATACTTTCGATATCTTGCAAACTAAAACCGAGTTTGCTCAGAGCTTCATTGCCTTTATTCGAGCCCTCAGACATAGCATCAAGGCTCTTAGTTAACTTGGCTGAAGCATTTGTCATAGCGTCTTGAGCTACCCCGGCAACTTCGGTTGCTTTGCGCCACTTTTGTATTGAATCGGTGCTCATACCTGTAATTGAATTAAGGTCAAGTATTGCATCAGCCATATCACCAACTTTAACGCCTAGCCCTAGCATAGCTCCACCTGCTACTGCGGCTCCAGCAAATATGGCAGTGCCCCACTTAGCAGCTGTTTTTATACCGTCGCCTAGCTTTTTACCCAAGCCCTCAGCGTTTTTGTCAGTTTTGGATATTGATTTATTCGCTTCGTCACTATCTACCAGTATGCTGCCAAAAAGTTTGAACAGCTCCAATTACCTCACCGCCCCTCATAGCGAGTTATTACTTTGTTCATTTCCTCTTCAATTTCTTCAAGTGATTTTTCTGTTATTGTTGATTTTGGCGTTAAGCTTTCCTTTTTAAAATCTTCAAAACTGATAAAATCTTCATGAGTCATATGAGGATATTTTAAAGACCAGATATCCCAAAGCCTCTTTTCCTGCTTTTTATCAAAAGCCTTAATTAACAATCTTGTAAGATTAGATTTTTTGAGTTTGAGAATATAACTAAAATCATAATAGCTATGCAGAAGGTTTAAGGTGTCTTCGTACCCACCGACGGCATAGCTTGTTTGAAAAAATCCACTGCCTCTTTGTCTGAAAAAACATTTTTCAATGTGTTAAATGTTTTAATAAATGGCTGATCCTTAACCTCTTCAACCGATTTACTTTCGGCTATTGCAACAATTTGAAACACTTCATTTTTTACTTTTCCAGAATTTTTTAAAACATGTTTAAAGGCACTAATTCCAACCTCTGTAGCGTCAACTTTTTTACCCTTATTTTCTTTCCTTTTTGATTTGATATATGCGTCTAAGTTTAACTTATCGTATATATCAACTACATTTGGCAGCATGTCAAAAACTTGCTCTGATGTTAACATAACTTAAATCCTCCTTATAAAAAAATGGGGCAGGGTGATTAACCCCGCCTTATGCTGCTGTTGTAAAGTTTACTGTAATAGGAACCATTTTGTTGCCAGCGGAATCCCTTACGTTTGAGATTGCCCAGATGTAAGCAGTTGAAGCGTCCAACGAATTAGTTGGGTCAAATGCAGCCGTCTTGGTTCCTAATGTGTAGGTCAAGCTTCCAGCAACGATTGAACCGTCACTAACTTTGATAAGTAAGAAGTTATTAGAGTTAATATCTGCCTGTTTAATATCCTCGTTGAATGTTGCAGTCAAGTTACTGGTTACAACTATGTCAGTGGCTGCATCAGCTGGAACTGTAACAACTGTCGGTGCAACAACATCGCTACCAAGTGTCAGCACGTCTTCTACTTTGAATAAATCAGCTGTATCATCCTCTGGATCCCAATGGGCGCTAATTTCTAATCCCACTGTCCCTTCTCCTTTGGGTACTGCCGCCAAGGTAAACACGCTAGTATTCATGGCATTATACAATGTGATTTTCTTATAGCCACCACCAACCACTTTAGCAAACATAACCACATTAGTTACAAAGCTTACAGATGGCACCATACCCACGTTTGCGCTCTTTGCTGTTACTATACTGTTGGTATAGTTAGCCCACGGCATTGCAAAAGCTAATTCATCCATGGACATATCCATATTCGCTATTGCTAGCATGGCGTTAATTTCGTCTACAACAACTAAACCTTTAGTCTTACCTTTTCTGCCATCAAACTCAATGTCTCTTAATGTTGCGGTTGCGGTAAATGTTGCGCCACCTTTGGTGGGTCCTACTCTGCGTTCTCCCGCTAGTCCGTAATCTACGTATAGCATTCCATAGTCAATTTGGATATTCTCCAATTGCTGTTGAGTTATCTTTCTTTGCAATTACATTCAACTCCTTTCAAATAATCTAGCTTGGTAAATATACTTTCTTCGTTTGATTCTCTTGTCATCGTCCCTTAAGTTAAGCTTTCGATCTAAATAAAAAGTGACTGCTATTTTTTCTGCAGTCAACGTTTCTTTGTTTAATCCTGTTGGGTTTTCAGCATCACCATCCCCATTAACAGCTTCCATTATTGCTTCTAACAGTGTAACATCTCCATCGGCTGGTCTATCCCATCCATCAATGTCAACCACAACCACATTTACCGACTCGCCGTCAGATAATTCGTTTGGAAAATCAAAAATAAGATATGGATAGGTAGCAGACTCGGGAGCATTTTCGTAATAGACGCGAGGATGAATAATTCTTAAGTAAGCTTTTAATAAATCCTTTAACTGGCTCATTATTCCTCACCGTCCGGGCTAATATATTCTTCTTCATTGATTAACGCAATCGCCTTAAGTTCATCTTCGACCGCTGACAAGTATTGAGCTTGTATTTTACGTATTTCAGGTATGTTTTCATAGACTGTATTCCTGAGTATGCCTCTAGCTGGTTGCCCGCTAGTGCCCAACTCACTCTTAGCTCCATACCACGAATCATGTTTAAACCCGATCTGCATATCACCTTCACGACGACGCACCCAGTACTGTGTTGATTTATATATCCTTCGGTTACGCTTCATTCCTGGTAAATTTTTTAGCTTTTCAATCATTCGCTTTCGGAGCAACTTTGCTGTATCTCGTTGAGCAGCTCGGATTAATTCCCGGATGGTGTACTGTACCCTGTCAACACTGGAGGTAAATTCAATGCCGTCTTTTTTTATTTTAGTTACACTTTTTGGTAGCGGCATAACTAAGCCCCCTTATTGACAAGACCCGAACAAATGAGTTCTGTTTCTTTTTCGTCTTTTTCAAACGTCCGGATAATGTTATACTCATTACCCTCAAAAGATAACTTTTGCTCATCATTATATTCGTCGGCCCAAACAACAAAAGTTAATTCTGGTCTTAAACCGGTAGCTTGAGCTTGATAAAATTCGGATTGACGAATAGATTTTTTTTCAGCAAATACTTCTCTTGGTGAGCTATCAACGTATTTATCAGTATCATCATTGTACGTAGTGGTAATAAGCCCTATTACTGCATTTCTACGCCCCATATTCTACACCACCTTAAGCTGTTGTAAAGCTAATAATCTTCAGTTGTAAAGACGGACCATCATAAGACACAACTTTGTTAATAACGATTGCATACTTTGTCGCAGCTTTTAAATCGCTCGCCGGGGTTATCGTTAATTTTTTCACAGTAACATCCAACTCTGCTGAGATATTAACGACATTATCCGGCTCATCGTACTCTACTAACCTAATTGAGTGGCTCTCAATCTGTTTATTAAATGTCAATGTAGGCTTAATCGTTATGGCTACACCTGTCGCGCCGTCAGCCGGGTTACTTGTTAACGTTACAATCGAGCTTGAAGAAGTAAGTTGATTAACAAATGTGTAAAAAACACTAGAATATTTTACTTCCCCACTCTCTACATTCCAAAGATCCGCTACACCTAAAACTATACAGCCTACCGCTAAATCATTAATCATAATGTCATCCGAAACCCCGGCGTTGGACATAAACAACTTGACGGCCAGAATCTTTTGAGTTAATACGTCATCAAAAGCTGTGCTTACGAGTGATATGTTTAAACTTTTCTTACACTCAATTAATAATTCTTCATTAGTCATTTAGACCGCCGCCTAAACTATCAGAAATACATCAATTGCAGTGCCGTTCAATGCGCTGTTTAACGATACAGTATTAGACTCAATCGCAGTAGCACTAACCGCTACAGTCGGGGCAGTGCTTTCTAATGTACCATCTCGATATGCTGACAAAATAGTATTTAAACTCAACTTATAAGGCAAACCAAGCTTATTCCCAAACCCGACAGATACGGTGTCGGTGCCTACGTTAATTTCAACCGGAAGATGAATATTAGTTACTGTTTTAAAAGATTTGTTACCTAACACCTCAGCCGTCCCGTTTAAGGCGATTGTTTCAGTTATTACTGTATCTGCATAATTCGTGCCGGTAATTACAACATTGCCAGTTACAGTTGCTGCATTAGCTTTAATTTTGATATTTCTCGGTGCTGGCGGATTTGTGATGCCCGCTGCAATATCTTGTTCTGCAGCCGTCAGCGCGGTAGCCGCTAAAACTCCTGTAATACTTTGAGTAGCTGCTCCAGCTGCACTAACCTGAAAATGAGAAATAAAACCACGATCAGTCGATACGCCATCAACGTCTGTTTGTATTGTTTGTCCGAATTTAAAATTGTATGGATACATTTATTGACCTCCTTAATTTAATTTTAAAAATATGGGGAGAATTTAATCTCCCCTTTTACTAAGCACCTTTTTTGATTATGACTACACCATTTGGATCTATGAGTTTTCCATCTGCTATCAAGATAGCTTTATCGACCCATTCGTTGGTGTCATGATCAAAATAGCGGAACATCATCATCTGCAAGTTTGTATTAATACCGTAATTTCTCAAATTACAGTAAATTGCTACAACATCTCCAGTAGCAGCGTCATCGTAAGGAGAAATTATGTCATCTTCCACTTGAATTACTTCTTTACCGCCAAACCTTTCTTGAGGTCCTTCTGTAATCCCATAGTTAATACGACCTACTGGTTGTCCATTGGCATCAACCATGCCGTCAATGTATCCTTCAAACGTTCCAGAAGCCATTAGGAAAGTAGCTCCGGCTTTATAAGCAAGTGGCATTTTTGAAAAGACTTTCTTTTTCCATCCGTCCCACGTTACAAAATCAGCTGATGATAATGTTACTTTCTGAGCAGCCGGGACTCTAGTGTCTGCAGTAATTCCTAAGCACTCACCATTACCTGTGCCGCTAATTATTTCACCCTCAACCGCCTTAATCATAGCTTCACCGATAAGATCTACAACGGTGTTCTCGAAGCCTGTCAAAGTTACCGTTTGAGCAAGTAAGGATGTAGACACCTTGCATTCTAAACCGTAATAGCTAAAGGATACGCTTGTATTGGCCGTAACCTTTTTCTTGTCTGACGGAGTAGATTCAGTGATTCTTGTTGCAGTTGGTTTAAGAGACAGAATCGGAATCGTAAGACCACCAGGGACGTTTAACGAACGAATTCTTCTAAATATTTGACCATATACTTTTGCTTCTTTGATAATCTCATTGAGGATTGTTGTAGGGATGACAGCCGCTACTTCCGACGCAGTTGTCATCGCATCAGCTCTAAACTCCGGTTGCATTGACCTAAATTCAGGAGTCGATTTCCCTGATTTAGCAAAATTCATAAATGCTTTACGGTATTCTAGAGTAGCATACTTGTCTTCGGGCTCCTCTGATCTCTGCTGTTGTCCTTGACCTACACCGTAGGTACCCATTGGATTAAATTGACCTGGAGGAGTTTGCCTTTGTTCTCCTTGACCCTGACCTTGTTGTCCTCTTTGTTCTCCTTCTCCAGAACCCTGTTGTTCATCAGGAATAGCGTCAATCATGCTACGAAGTTCTATGATTTCAGTATTTAAAGCATCTAACTCTGTATTAATGCTACGTAATTCCTTTACATCCTCAGTAGCATTTGCCTTTGTGCCAAGTTCTGCTTTTCTCGCTTCTTTAGTAGCAAGTAATTTCTTTAGTTTATCTTTCATTATTTATCACCTTAACCCTTCATTAGTATTTGAGATTTTAGTTTTAATGCTTCTCGCTCGTTCTTTTCGTTATCCAACGTTGACCGGGCATTCTCCAATGCCTTTATTGCATTATCCAATGCAGATTTGTCATTTCGAGCGTTTATGTCAGTTCCGGTATATGCCGGAAAATTAACCGCAGATACTTCTCTTACTTTTGCAATTTTCTTTATGCGTCTTGTCGGCATATCAGTATCTAAATCTTCCCATTCCTCGTCTTTTACATAAAAAATAAAAGACATCCCTGTGATGTCCTCTCTTTTTACCGCTGAATGTAGACTTCTAGCTTCTGAGTTATTCGCAATATCTAGGTTAGCTCTGGTAAATAACCCCTGATCATCTAAATTAAGCTGCAGAGTAGAATTACTATTGTTCCTTCTACTTCTAGCAAGCGGTATATCCCACACTTCGTGGTTTGCGGTAAATAATACGTCATCAAAGTCAGTTTCATTAAATGCACCACGTTCAATAATTTCATAGAACCAGTTACCTATATTTGTTTTTTGATCATATACAGCTGCATGACCTTCAATTACTCCATCCTCACCAACTGCCCGAATATCAGGCATCCCGAAACTCCGGATTACCATTTCGTCTTTGTTAGGTAGTTTATTTTTGCTCACCTACATTCACTCCTTTTCGTTTTTTGCTTTAACACCATTCAACTGATAATTGTTAATTATCGATTTGTCGATATAGTTAAGGCTTTGTGTTATCCTGTCGCCTCCCGCTATCGGTGGAAGTCCTAAGATAGCTAATTTTTGATTGTCTTGTAATAGTCCCTGTTCACCAGCGGTCTTAATCAACTCAAGTTTGGCTTTGGTGCTCAGATACATCATGTCACGGTGATATGCTACTATCTCATTACCTACATCAAGCTCTCTCGCGGTGAATACAGTGCTGGAAAAAGCTTGTCCAAGGCTAATGATAATTACTTCAAGCGTGCTCTCATAAAATGCTTGATAATCCTCATCAGTAAAATCACCAGATAAAATTTTCAAAGGTACCCCGTACCAATTCAGTATCTTACTTTGAATAAATTCCATTGTGTCTTTGTCGATGATTTTGGGATCTGGCTTTAAATCGGTATAATCGCCCTTTAAATCGAGGGGCAATATGCCACTCCTGCCATCTTCAATTGCTTTTTCGAGTTTTTCACGTTCAGCCTTTTGCTTATCGTCGTCAAGCATGGTGTTTATTTTCAAAATACCACGGATGGTTAAGCTGGATTTAATCGCTTTGCCTAAGCCTTGAATAACTGTATCGTTAATTTCCAAAACTTTAAGCAATGCTGCGTTGTCCGGCTGGCCGTTAAGCCCTCCACCCATGATGTCATTAACACTGAATTTTTTTCGCAAATGAATAATATCAGAGTAAGGCAATGTGTAGTTTTCTCCATTGCCAAACCACATTTTTATGAAAAGCTTTTGTGCTTCGTCTTGGAGGAATTCAACTCTGTTAGGATTAAGCGGATAAAAGGCTGTGTATTCTCTTTTTATGTCGCCTCGGCTATCAGTTAGAATATCGTATGTTGGATAAATAAACGCATTGTAATTCATGTATAACAGCCAGATTGTCTTTTCGAGAAAATCTCTAGTTGTCATTAACGGGTTTGCCTTAAATTTAAAGAGTCTGTTAATAGAACTTTTAACTACAGTTTGCATCCCGTTTGGATCTGTTCTGATATGCTTAGGTTGTAACTTACTTATCTCTGTAGCAATCTTATCTATACTCATCTGGACCAAGTCTGAAGCATAAATATTCTGCCCAAACTGACTAAATACTGGGTAGTTGCCGTTGAGCATTTTAGCGTATTGCATTTGCTTATTTTTTTCACTGTTTTTAATCAAGCCCTGTAATAGCATTTAATCACCTTCTCTTTGCAATGAGATAAGCAAATGCCATGAAGCATAAGCCCAACGTTATATATCCAAATGGAATGTTTATTTTGAAAACACCAAGCGATACGAATACAATTCCTGCTATAAGAAATAAGTCGTCTATAATTGTTGAAAAGTACTTAAAAATCTTTTTAAACACTTGAAAATTCACCACCTTCATATAAAAAAGAAGCCTATCGACTTCCTTAAACTACTCTTTTCACTAATTCCAGAAATTCTGTTCGGTTATCGATGTATATTCGATATGCGATAATCATTGTTACAGCGCCATCTATTTTCTTATCCTCTTTACCCTGTATTTTAATAGGCATTATTTCTTCTCGATTGTTGATGTTAAAGGCCGTGTTTTCAAGGCACCATTTATCGATCGGATTGTTATTGTAGACTATAAGTCCACTTTTCAAGTCCTTCTCGACTAACTTCATAGGCTCACTCATAGTCCCCCAATCCTGACCAACTCTTTTGCAATCAAAGCCGTAGGTTTCTTCCATTTCTTTAACCCAATATACAGCTGAATATTTATCATAGCCCGTTAAAAATACTCTGATGCCGTAATCTTTATAAAGCTTATAATACCATATGCTTACTAATCTAAAATCATTTTCATTTCCGGTCGAGAGAGTGATTAATCCTTGACTTACCCATTCTTTAAATTTCGGCAAGTCTTCTTTAGATAAATTATCAAGTTTAGATTCCGGAATAAAATACTGTTGGTAAAAATATTTTTTATCACTACCCGGTTTCATTAGCAGTATTCTAGCACTAGTAAAGTCGCCAGTTTTTGATAGATCAGATGCACCAATTGCAAAACTGTTTCTAAAGTCTTCTAAGTCGAAAGTTTCCTCGTTTACAATATCTTCTGTCATAAGCCAAGCAGTAGCATTATTCTGCTTAATATTAAAATCCTTCGCTAAGACAAATGCCCTGGTAGATTTACTAGTCTTAGCCTCTTCTATCATCTTACGAAGAAAACTCCACTTTTTAATCACACCCATACCAGGATTGCTTTTTGCCCAAGACTTTTCATCCTGCCATATTTCTTTTTCGGAATCTTGAGTGTATACCCATATAAGCCAACGCGATCTATCAAGTTCGCCATTCAAAACCTGCCGTGCTTCTACTAATCTTTTATCTAAGTAACCATCGTTAATCATTCCCTCTGTTGTTAGTTCAAAGTATAAAGGCTCATCTTGTGTTGATAGAGCCTGTCTGATTGGCATTATTGAAGTATCATCTTTAAGTTCATGAACCTCATCAACTGCTCCCACTTTAATGTTTTTACCTTCCTTTGCTCCGGTTTTTGCTGATATTTTTTTTATCTGGCCTTTATTTTGATAACTCCATTTGCCTTTTCTTTTTGGATGTTTAGGATTGCCAAAAAAAATCCCTTTGATATTACTTCTTGTTCTTTTTTCTAACGACGGACTTTCTTCTCGCATAGAGTTTATTGCCTGAAACATCAAATCTGCTTGTTCGTAATCGTTAGATGAACATAATATACGAGTACCTTTTTCTCCAACAAAAAATTCAGCTAAATTAATAGCTGAAATAAGAGGAGTTTTACCTTGTTTCCTTGCAATCAGTAGCAGGACATCTTGATAAAGCCTTACAAAGCGCCCTACTTCTTCATCGAAAATCTTAAACGAATATATAGACTCAATAAAAGCTTTTTGAAACAACTCAAGTATAAAAGGCTTACCAGCAAACGGCGCTTCGAAATGTTTTATTTTAGTTTCAATAAACTTAATTCGCTTATGAGCACCTTCAAATTCTATTTTAATATCTTCATTATCGAAATGAGTTAATAAAATATCTAACATTAACCTGAGATCATGACCGATTAACATCTCGCCTGTTCCGCACTTATCAATGTATTCTAAAAGAAACGAATGAGTTCCGTTATACTCGTAAGGGTTTTTTTCCAAAATTTGTCCTGGTATCATTCAAATTCATCCATATCGTCATCATCTTCAATAACATTTTTGCTAAGCACTCCATTTAAAGTCTTGATTACTGTCGCATAGCTATTTACGTTTTTAAGATATTGTTTGGCGGTCTCAATCGGCTTTTGGATCTCTGGATGATTCGGATGTATCTTAACCATTCCTGTATCCGATATAGATTGCCTCAAGATGTAGTTCTCTGATTTTAAGAAAGCTGCGTCTTCAACCAATCCCTCAACTAATTTTCTTTTAGACTCATCAACATCCTTGAATATCTCGGTCAACTTCGCCAACTCTTGTTCATATACTTTTTGTTTCGGCATAATAGAAAACCTCTCAATCGATTTTCAAAATTCTTGGCATGTGTTGAAAAAGACCTCCCCCAACGGTCCCGAACGATTGTTCGCATATATAAGAATGGGGGGGTTAGTATTCTTTCTCAACTATCTCTAATAGCCTGCCTCTGTACTCTTCCCTGGTTTGTTTATCAATTCTTTCGTCATCAATAATACTTTTAATCAAATCAGCTGTATCAGTCCAAAGCTTTGTATCTTTAATACTTACAGTAACGGTTAATAAACTCTCCTTAGGTACTTCAACCTCTTCTTTTCCATCAGTACTCCTAACAATATATGTCACCCTTCTCACTCTCTTTTTTAATTATTTCCAATCAAGTCCTTGTTACTTTGACTGTTCCTAATGACTTTATATCAGCCGTCTCTACCATCAACATAGGATTACATTTTTTTAAGTTTGTGTATCTCTTGCTTTCTTTTACCGCCCAACCTTTTGGATGCTCTCTTCTAAGTATTCTCATACCCATTATCTGCTGGCATTGGTGAATTGCGTTTGCAAAATCAAGATTGTCAGAAGGATGCTCTACGCTTAGCTTGTTAAACTCATTCCATGCATCAATAAGCGAATCCATTACTTTGCCTTCTTGTTCTGTTAATCCGTCATTCCTCAACTTATCCATCCCTCTCAATAAATTATTCCGTATATTTTTCAAACCAATTCTCAATATACCCAGCCCATTCGTCTTTCCTATATCGTCTATCCTCGTCGGTTTCTAATCGTTGCAAGCACTCTTTTTTGCTGACATCTATAAACACGAGCTCCGCTCCTAAGTCTTCTGCTAATCTCTCCCTCTTGTATTTATCAGCATAGCCACCAACAATCCAGGCGTTATTCCACTTACCGTACCTGGTCTTAACGTTATCTAATAACTGATTATAAATTCCTCTGACGTTACTTAATAAATTGTCTGGCTTATCATAGTACGGTAGCATGCTTACGGCTGAATATATTCTATCCATATCAATTACTATGTCCCCGCGCTTCGCTTGCTGTTTAACAAATGATGGCTTACCACTCATTGGTGGTCCATAGATTATATAGACTTTCTTTTCTTGCTTCGCGCCAAACCTTTGATGCTCAGCGTTATGACAATCGAAATCGATCAATTCTACTAAATCAGGATTAAGACTTATATTATGGTCATGAACATTCTCTGGAGTTAGTTCTACTGTATGATGAGCAATAATATCAATCGAACGAGGTATAATCTTTCCACATCGTTCACACCTGTTCCCTCGCTCCGCGATAAGAGCTAATCTAAAGTTAATCCATTCTTTGCTGTTATAGAATTGCTTTGTTATTGCATGTTTAGCCATGTTACCATTCCTTTATCTCGTCCATCTTTTTAACGTGCTCGAATCTATCTCTCTCAAGTTGCAACTTATTATCATCAAACTCTTTCTTATGTTGATGTTCTTTGTTCATTTCAAAGAACTTAGCAAGCCAATCTAAGGCTTTTAGCCTATCCTCTAACTTAATACTGGCTCCTTGTCGGCTCGTCTTAACCTCAGCGATTAATCCACCATCTACATTTTCGCTGTCTCTTAGTAGTACCGCATTTTCTTTATATGTGACTATTTCCCCATTTGCATTAGTCAATACGCCATCACTAGTAAAAACCGGAACGTCCTTCTGTCCAAACTCAACAAAGTCTGTAATATCCGAAAACGCAATCCTCATGTAACGATCTAAGATATCATCTTCGTTGATCATGATTGATAGCTTCTTCAATTCCTTAAGTCTTTCAATCTCTCTTCTAACTCTAGGATTCTGTAGAAGTTGATATCCTATTTCGGATGGGTAATTTTGCGTGTATCCAGCTTTGATAGCTGCAGATGTTGCATTAAAAGACTTAACATAATACAAACAAAAAAGACGCTGTTTTTCTGTCAAGCCAGCATCTTCATCTATCGTAAATTTTTCGTTATTTTCAACTTTAGATTTAGTAACCTTTTCCTGTTTAGTAACGTTACTTTTTATTTCGTTATTAGTAACGCTTTTATCTTCCCATTTATCTTCACTTTTCCACTTACGTATTTGACCATCTGATACTTTAAGCTTCTTAGCGATGTCTTTTAGTTTCATTTCTTTGTTACTTTTCAGCCAAATATCGAATGCTTTGTCTCTTTTCGGATCTCTTTTACGAGGCATTACATAACACCACCTCCGTTGTTAGCCGCTTTTGCGGTTTTAATATCTTACTCTAGCTTTCTTTCGCTGCCTGTTCTCCCAATACCTCAACTGGCTTCGCCGCTCCGCTCGGGTATAAACTTCTGGTGGCATATCAGGCATTAGCACCTTCTTAATCAAACTTTTGATTACTCTCTTTATTTCATAATATATCCTCATCCCTTAATCTATTATTCGTTTCTTCCCAGCTGCAATCATTGCACTCATCTTGATGTCCGCAACACCTTATACAAAAGTTGAACATATCATTGTTAGCCATTGGTTTTCACTTCTTCAACGAGTTTCTTTAACTCCGCCTCGTAACCTTTAGGCACTTTATATTTCTTCACGAACTCTTTTGTAAACTTATCTAAGTTGTCTGGTTTATATATTCTATGCAAGTCCTTAAAAGACTCTTCTACTTGCCATAATCTTGGATCGCTCATAATAATCACTCATTTCATATAAAAATAATGACCAACGCTAATATAACGGCTTTTCAGCTACACCAGAATAAGTAAGGTCAATATATAAGGCTCACTTGGTCAGTTGTACTCTATGTACTAATAAAATAGCCGCCCAGTTAAGGACGGCTCATATAATGGAGACGAGAATTACTGTGGAGAAAACACCCCAAGACAAAACAGATTCTCTTCATTGATTATATAATTTATTTTTTAGTGGTTCAAAAAACGTCCAAAACGTCCATTTTGTCAGATGTGTAAACCTCGTTTTTCTCATATAAAACACACTCCTTTAGCGCTTCAAACAAATGATCGCATATTTGTTCATCCTCAAGGCTTGTATACGCTCCGATATCAACTTTATGATCTTGTAATATCTCTATCATATTCCCTATTGTGCAATTTTTTGCAATAACCTCATCAGGCAAACACATTTGACCTTGCGCCCCTTTGTTTACTCCTAATAAATCTACTAATATTCTACATTGACTATTTGTTATTTCGTAATATTGATCCACAGTTATATGTTTTTTCAATAGTTATTCCTCCTTCTTATCTATCATGCCTTTCAATCTATTCACTTCATCTACAAGTTCATTGATCTTTTTAATACTTTTGTTTAACGCTTCTCCTAGCGCAATTACATCGCTCCTGCTATCGTGGAATATTCCCGGCGTTGAACTTTTCTTAATTTTAATATTTATTTTTTCTATGCTCATTTATTTACCTCACTTTCAACTCATCTCCAAACATCTCCCATGCTAACTTCTTAACCAAACCCCTTTTAATCTCATTCAAACGCTGTCTAGATACGCCAACATGCTTTGCGATAATATTCATACGCTCTCCGTCGAGGATGCATTCTAATACCGTCTTTTCCTTTTCATCGCTAATTGCATCTGTAGCAGTTTCTATCTTCTTAAGTTTTTCCTCTAATTTTTCTAATCTATTCCATTGGCGCCATCTTCGCTCAATCTCTCGATTTACCGGGTCGCTCGCGCCACCCTTCGCCTTTGGCATCGCACTATCTATACCGTATTGACGTGTAAGTCCCTCTCCTGCTCCTGCTAGATACTTCCTTAATCTATCGACTTCTTTTACCATCCAATGATAGTCTTTTAACTCTTCTTCTACCTTCTGAATTACCTCAATTGCCGGTTCTAAATCAAACAGGGCAAGCTGTCCAGATTTATTCTCAATGAGGGATTCTTGTTGCCATTCTGGACAATCTTTTACTTGCCCTATTGATTTATCATGCACCCGACATATGCTTTTTTCGCCCCAAAGGGTTCCCGGGCAGCCACTACAGACTTTTTCTTTTACATCCAATAAACCATTCATTTATATTCCCCCTAACCGAATTTGTGGTATAATATGCTTGTCCAGAACATATTTCCTCTCACTTGCTGAGGGGTCTTTTTTTAATATTCCGTACTCATAAATATATACGGCTCAGTTTTGCTGTAATATATTAACGCTTCTCTAAACGTAAGATGGATTACCCAGCTTGTAGTCCAATCGTTATCACCCTTCTTAATTGTAAATTCTCTTGCGAAATCCGTTAATTTTTCTAAGTCTTTTATATTAAGCAATTCGCACCAGGCATTATTTTCGTCTAAATCAACTTCTTCGATATCGTCTTCATCTTCTTTTACCCCAGTTAACTTGTAATAAAATTCAATAGCTTCATCTTCATCATTGGCAGCAACCCAATCATAATCATCCATCCTAAAGACTTTCAATTTCCCCATCCTCCACTTTCTCAAAATAAAACTCACCGTTAAATGGTTTTATTTCAGCAATTCCATAATCTATAGCAATTTTAAATAGATAATCAGCCTTTAGTCGATTGTGCATATCCAATAACAACCTCCTAAAACTTTCAATATTTCTTGCGCGTTTATAATGATTGCAACGTCGGCAAGAAGGGTTATAGTTTTCAAATGTATCAGCTCCGCCTGCTCTTTTTGATACAACGTGATCTACTTGCATACTTTTGATCGTTATTTCTTTTCCGCAATATGCACAATGACCGCTATATTTTACAAGCACTTTAATCCTGTCAGCTTTTTTAATTGCCATCACCCCACACCCTTTCTTCGCGTCATTTTATCCTCCCAATCGCTTTTGCTCGCTCTACCTCGCTTTGCTTTGCGTATCGCAGCATACCTCTAAGCAGTCCTTCACGAACTTTATCCATATTCCACTTATCTTCTCGTAAGTCATTCATTGAGTTGATCGGGTCGGTTTTAAGACAGATATAATTTTTGTTTATTTCATCAATCGGTTTAATCACATTTTTCTTGTTATTTTTCTTATTTGCATTTATCGAGGCGAATACTTGCCAACCAACATTAACGACAATTAGGAACACTAATAGTAGTGCTATTAACACTTCAATAACAAACATCTCATTCCCCTCCTAAGCCGGCTTAGCCGATTCTTTCGTAATATCTTTCTTACAGTGCGGACATATCCATTGTCCTTCTTTGTTACTGCTATAAGACTTTTTAAAGCAGTTTGGACATTTCTTTTCGTACAATTATTTCACCTCACTATAACGTTATAAGCCTTTTTAATCTCAATATCCTCAAGAAATTCAGCGTCAACAATTCTTATACCCATTTGATTAGCCAGAAAAACTTCTATTGTAGTCCCTTTTGAACTTTCCCAACCTTTCATAACAGCGATGATATCGCAATCCATCAAAGCTTTTATATCCTGCTTCATAGCCCCTTCCCAAGTGTCGGCTTTAGGTACAATCTCGGCAGGAGATACAACATTGAACCCCTTAGCCCTGATTTCGGCAGCTACTTTGTGGAACTCTGGAAAGTTCAACTCAGATATTCCGGTCATTGGACCAGCTAAATAGATTTTCTTTTGCTTAACTTTTTTTATCCCTTCGTACAATCTATTAATCTTGTACTCTTTTAAATCGTTAATCTTATCATTTGATAAATTGTACATTAACTGGACTTGTGAAAGCATAATCTCTACATCAGCAAACTCTTCATAAATCTGTTCTAAATTTTTACCTGTCGCCATATCTTTTAATATAGCTTGTCCCAACTCTAGAAGTTCCTCAACTGCCTTGCGCTTTTGTGCTTCTTCACCGTAATGCTTTATTGCTTCTTCTAATACTTCTGAAAATTTCATCAAGCCACCCCCACTTTCCATACTTTATCTACAACTAACAAATAATCTAGCGGCACTCGACCGCTTCCAACTTCCCAAGCGTTAACCTCAAAAGCATCAAGAGGTATGCTTTTTCTGCCGCCCTTTTGAGCTATATTCCAATAATGCTTTAGAGTTTGATTATGCATAAGATATACTTTTCTTAGCTTTGCAAGCTCTACTAAGACAAAGGATATAGCTCCGTGGCTCTCGCACTTTTCAAGGTACTCAACTTGGTGAGGTTCAATATTCTTTAAGTCAAACTTATGTAAGTCCCTTGTTGATTTTGATTCAAAGACTATTGAGCGGCTTTTATAGACTCCGTCATAGTCTACCGTGCTTGGCTTTTCGAAAAACCCCGTTACTCTTCCTGCGCTTCGTCCTAATACTTTCACTGGCGTTGGGCGCTTGTTAATTATAGCGATGTTTTTCTGTTCGTATAGCTGATTGCTGTAATTGATTAACTCTTCAAACGCCATTCCTCTATTGCCGTAGTTTGTGTGTACGTGCAATTAAATCACCTCTTTACGCTTAATGTACTCAACCGTTAACTCCCGTTTAATCCGGCTGAATCGCTCATAATTAGTTAAGAGAATGCTTCCGGTTGCTGCCTTTACTTCAACTGCGTTTCTAACATACTGAGGAGCTTCCATCCCCAATAATTCAACCGCATCCCTAACAAATTCTTGTTTAACTCCGAGCGGTAGAACAATTAGAGCTTTGCCGCCTTCTTTTTGTGCGACTATCCGACAAAACTCTAATTCCTGGATTGTTTTCCCTAATCCAAAACTTTCAAACAATGCTCGTTTTCCGCCTTTTACCGCCCACTTAACGGCGTCTTTTTGGTGGGGCTTTAAAATGGGATTTATTTGATCAAGAGATATGTCAAGCCCTGTTTCTTTAGCTATTTCAATTTTCTTATGAAGAAAATTTATATAATCCTTACTCACTTTATAAACCCCCTTTCTATATCTACTATTGCCTGAAAAAATGGATATACTTGTTGTGGTACTACTGCATCACCTAGGCTTCTAAGTCTGTCCACCCCTCCGGAAAGCCCATCATCATTTCGTTGAAGTCCGCTGCCTCCTTCGGTGATTTTCCTAGAGCCTGCAAGTAATAAATCCCTCGAATCGTGCCACGATGCCCCTTTGATTTTTTTCTCATCGCTTTTTGTAAAGAGGTTAATACATCGGTTTTCCCAACTTTCTTCCACGCTTCCCCGTCGCTCGCTAACGGAGTAGGCCACAACAAATACTCTTTGCCTAATATGTAACGTGCCGACGGATACAGCTGGAATAATAAACGTCTGGACTTCGTACCCTTCGCTTTCCAAGTTAAGTAGCGCTCGTTCGAGTTCCATATTTGCGAAGTTAGCAACGTTTTCACCAACAACCCAAGCGGGCTTAAGTTCTTGTATAACTCTAAACATTTCTGGCCAGAGGTCGCGGTCATCTTCCTTGCCTTTTCGCTTCCCGGCAATACTGTAAGGTTGGCAAGGGAATCCCCCCCCCCACAATGTCAATTGCTCTGTTTTCGCCGATGATTCCATCTTTCTCTAACCTCTCTTTCGTAAGCTCGCGTATATCCGGGTATATTGGTACATTAGCCCAATGCTTTTTTAATACTCTTTGTTTAAATGGGTCTATCTCGCTGAATGCGACCGTTTCGATTCCTGCCCATTCTGCCGCCAGAGCTATGCCCCCAATTCCACTAAATAAATCAAGCATCCTAAACATTTTCTAACACCCGACCAAGTTTTCTAATCTCAATCCCATTCTCACAATCTTCTACGCAGAATTTAAAAGCGTCGTTATCGCTCATGATTTTTCTTTTTTGAGTTATAACAGCGCATAATTGACAGTGCTTTTCTGTGAGATTGCTGATCTGGATTCTAATTTGCTTTTTCTGCAACTCTGCCACCCTGAACACCCCTTCCGTAAGCTCCGCCGGAACGCGGTTTAACTCGTCCTTTCCGGGCTAAGTCAATAATCAATATCGTTACCTCATCCGGATCTCTGGCTATCGCTTGGGCAATATCCCAAACCGAGAATCCTTGTTCCCACATAGTTTTGACTTCGGATATTTCGCTTTTGATCCAGTCGAAGTTGAGATTAATACAGGCGATATAAGGTTTTTCTGTTAGTTCGTAAGATTCTCTGCTCATGCTATTTCTCTCCCTTCAATCGGTAATCTTGACCGACCATTTTTACTTCGTGAGTATTTTGCATCACCCTCGAAAAGTTTCGCTCCCCAATTCTGCTTCTCAAATCCTCTGTAGCGAAATTCGTTGTAAAAACGGTATGCTTGCCAATTCTGCCGTCAATTATTTCAAACAGCTTACTAAGCGCCCATTCGTTATCCTTTTCAGCCCCAATATCATCAAGGACTAACAAGTCCACACTTTCTATGTAGTCCATCAAGTCTGATTCAGTTTGCTCGCTCTTCTTGTTGTAGGTAGTTTTGATCTTCGTTAACAGCTTTGGCATTGATACAAAAATACAAGTAAGTCCTTTTTGCATAAGCTCTTTAGTGATCGCTACAGACAAATGACTTTTCCCAGTCCCGTAACTGCCGTAAAGTAATAGATTGATAGGCTTGTCTAGGTTAAAAATAGACGCATATCTTTGAGCCAACGTTAATGCTGTTTGCAACCCCTCGTTGGTGGGCTTGTAGTTATCAAAATTAGCTTTCTGCAAATCCTTGTTGATAAGACTTTTGTCATCGAATAATTGTTTAATTTTCTCTTGTTTTCTTTTCACATAAGCCGACCTCGCCTCTTCCGCTAATCGCTTGTCTTCGGCTTCAATTTCAGCTTTTAACTTCGCAATTTCCTCACCCGTCATCGGGGCTATCCCAATCTTTTGGAATCTGGTTTGAAGTATCGCCTTTATATTCGTCCCAATTGGTTGCATTTAAGTGTCTCCTCCCTTTTGCTGGTTGTTCTTTTTTCTCACGATTAACCCAATTCAAGATGGTGTGATAGTGAGACTTGTATTTTTTGCCTTTAGACCCTATGTAGTTGTTCAGTTTTTCTATCATGTCTTGAGTTCCATTTTCCCCAAGCTGATCAACTAATTTTTTATATTCCTCATCTTTCAAACGAACGAATTCAGCATATATGTTTTTGGATTCGTATTCGGATTCAGATTGGATTGGATTGGATTGGATTACGGGGACATTTTCTTGCGAATGATTCCCGCTGATATCATCTGATATCAAGTTCAAATCAGGTGCAGGAAATTTACTCCGCTTTGCACGTATTTGCTGGTGTTTGTCCCAAGTAGACATTTGTAGATAAGGCTTTTCATCAACTTCATAGAGAATAATTAATCCTTCTTTGTCGAGTTTTTTAAGCCATTTATCTATATCCGAATTTTTAATTTTGTCAGTTCTCAAAGGAAAACACTTCGCTCTTAGAATTTGCGATCTTGCGTCTGCTCTCCCGAAGTCGTCACAATTGACGATAAGACGATAGAAGAATACTTCTTCTTCTAATGTTAGGTTTTCGATATTGTCGCTCGTACATATGCTTTCCTTGATGATTCGATTAGGCATAAGTCATCCACCCTTAATCCCTATTAATCTACTAAACTTTTAACGATAAAATTCGTGGTTTCCAACTGTGTCAACATAAGTTAAGCTTCTCATCCAGTCCCGGCTAGCATCCACGGAAAAGTCAGGATTCATAAAATACAAGGCGTTTGTAATACTACCACTCCGGATTATCTGCTCTGTTGCAGTTAATGAATCCTCGCTGACTTTAACTCTATTAAATCTACCATCCGCAATTGGAGAGAACTGCTGAGGTTGATAGATTACATCATGCACTGTTCCGGCAAAGCTTCCTACCCGGTTTAATACTACTGACGCTACTTGGAGTTTGCCCTCTAGGCTTTCTCCGCCCGCTTCGGCTTCTACAATGCGCACCAAGTCCTGATAGTCAGTCGTGCTTCTTGCGAATCCTAGCAAACTATCAATCTCTGAATCCTTCGACTCTAGCAACTCTTTCAATAATAAAATCTGCTGGTCACTTAACGCGACTTCTTCTTCCAGTAACGCTATTCGGGCTTCGAGCAACGCTATACGCCCTTTAAGTAACGTATTTTGCGATTCGACGTTCTCGTTATAAACATCATTCGCTTCGACTGCCTCGTTGTAGGCGACGATAAATGTCGCGCCGATCAACACTATTAACAACAGGAACTTAACTATGTTAAATGTGATTTTCAATTTCTACCCCTCCTTAAGGACGATTCTCTGCCTTTCCGGATTCTTTATTGACTACATGTAATACTTGGGGTAGATTCTTGATAGCTAGCCAATTATCCGGATTTAATCCATTATCTTTTAAAACTATCTTCTGTTTGCGTGTTAGTCTTTTTCCCTGCTTCATCCTCCCACCTCCGGAAACTCATTCCACTCCCTGCCATCCAACCGGCGTCCTGATATCTTTTTGCCGACATGGTACATGCGTAGCCCGTCAGTTCTTACCCATTTTCGCTCAGCATCGGGATTTGTTTCGTTTTTGAGCCATTCTTCTTGAGGTGCCCATTCGCCCCATTGTTTAAAGAAAAACGGAACTCCTGCATTTACCGCTTGATCTCGAATATTCCTCACCCAATCAGGATGCATTGGTCGTGCTTTTGGTCCTGATTCACCGCCGACTATTATCCAGTCAATTCCCTTTCGCATGTCTCTGCCATCATCTTTTCCGACTGTTAAATAGCTTTCTAGATCAACATCGCCTAACAATGGCTCCATACTTAAAAATCTAACTGCTGCTGGCGTCTGTAACAAGAGTGGTATCCGTTCATCTGCGGTTTGTTGATTTTCTACACTGGCACCGAGCCAAACATTTTTCAATGCTGGCAGATTTCCTTTAATAGCGGTTGAATAAGTTCCAAATGATTTAACCCACTTAAGCATACGCTCAGGTCGCTTTGTTAATATTTGATATATATGTTGTGGCGTTCCGGCCATCACTTCCCAAACTTGAGATATAAACTTATCTGGTACATCTTCATGGAATAAGTCGCTCATCGAATTAACAAATATTTTTCTTGGACGCTTCCACTTCAACGGTTGATCCAACTTGTCCGGTCTAAAAGTTACATCAAAGCCATTTTCAAAAATAATGTCCCAGCGTCCCTTTGAAACGTTCAGCAAATTTCTCCGCATAACAGTTGCGTCAGCCCAATCTATTTTTGTTTTGTCGCTCAAAGCTAGCACCTCCTACAAATCTACTTTTTGTCTATTAACTTTTTCCCATAGCTTAATAGATTCAAAGTCAATCTCTTTCCTAAATCTCCAAAGCGTTTCAATATCCTTTTTATCCATGTAATAATATCGGCCATGGTTAAATTCATATTTGTCCCTCAAACCGTCCTCTACATGCCTGTCTTTATGGACAATTTCATTGTGGCAATGCCAACATAGATAGATTGCATTTGAGTAAACGCCCCTGCCGGGATTTCTTCTTTTAACGTGATGTAGTTCTTCGATTCTGGCGTTATTGCAAAGCTCGCAAACGCCTTGCGAATCAACCTTTTTCCTCCTTCTAACGCCGGGAGGAAAATCGTTTCTCTTTGCAGCAGGGCTGCGTTTGCTCTTTTTATTTTTCTTTGCTTTTGGTTTAAATTGTGGTTTTGGTACTGGATTCCCCACTATATCCCCCTCCAATACTTAGTAAAGTGAAAACTCGCTGTAATGCTTGATTCTAGTAATCTTCTTTGTTTCTCTGCAATAAGCGCATTTTTCGCACCTAATCGGCTGAGTTTGTCCGCTTTTAACTTGTTTGATACGTTCAATGTGGTTCCTGACTATATTTAATGACTGCATTATTGCTTCATCGTCGAAATAGATTATCTCGTGATCTGGAGGGTCTTGTTTAGTCACAATAACCATATGAGGTATTAGCCATTTATCCCTACCCTTCGCTAGGCGCTCTACCTCGGCATATACCGCCATCTGGATTATGTAGCCGTAGTGCTCTAAGAAGTTCTCATAAACCGAAGCTTCCCTGTTCCAAAACTTGCCGTCCATATCTTTTAATGCTTTTAGATCTGTAAATATGCCAAGGTCAGGATTATAGCTGTCAATCATGATTTTCCAAGGTATTCCGAACAACTCAGCTGCCATAATTACTTCTTTTTGCCCCGATAAGGCTAGTAATACTTTCAAGTCACCTTCTAGCACTTCAATCATCTTATTACAATGTTGGAAGTTAGATTTTAGCTGTCCGGCTGTAGCACCTCTACCGCTGTATAAATCAGGATTGTTGGCTTTGAACTCTTCGAGTTCGTTACTGTTCCATGCGTGTACGTAATGTCCCTCTAAAAACGCTGTTTTTGGAGGTTCTTCATATTCGCCTTTTATCACGGCAACAGCCTTTGCTTCGCACCCGCCATAAGCAGGTACGAAGCTTTTAAATTGACTTACTGACATGTATTTAAGATTTGCTTCTAGTGAAAAATAATTTTCTTGTTTAAGATTCATTATGACCACCATCTAGGTCGAGTGATTCTTGATCACTTTTATTCTCATTCAAAGGCGAATCCTGAACTGGATCTGTGTTTTCAACTTCCCCAGCATTATCCGGATACTCAACTTCCTCTATTCCGGATTGTTCGTTGTATCTGATAACGCTCATATCAGCTTTATAAGCTTCCTGCATTTCAATTGACATCGGACCCCACTTGGAGATGATTTGTCTTAGCAAAGTCTTCCTAGCCATGCTATCCTGGTCTGTTTTCCATCTACTCGAGTCATAACTATAGGTTTTGCTATAGCGCTGACCATGAGCTAGTATCTTTTCAATAGGCCAATAAAGTTCTTTCCTGAACCCATTAATCAGTTCAAACATGGTGTAGTATCCAGTAATTGCTGATTTCTCTCTTGAATACTCATCAAGATTAGCCTTAAATTTGTATGTTTCCGTGATGTGGTCAATCTCTAATATTTCACCTTCTCGGATATCGGTAACGATTAATTTGCGATATTGACCAGTCCTCATTGCTAATTGGACATAACCTCTATACCCCATCTGAAACTGCGCTTCTAATACACCTTTGTTTTTATAAGGAACTGGATAGGCATATCCGAGATTAGGGTCAATAGGTAAGTCCATGCTCGCTGCTTTTAATCCGCACATCATCAAGCTTTTAGCAGTACAATCCTGTAACGTAGGATTCATGCTCGCGATTGATGCCATACTAGAAATAAAGTTTCCCGCTCGTTCTTTTAAAATATTTTCAAGGTAATTTTTTACGTTAGCATTACTTAGATAAGCCCCCATTTGGCTTGCTTTAACTATGTTTGACATCTACTTAAGCCCCCTCTAAGATTTTTAAATCTAAATCTTTGCCATCTATAGTTTCGAGAATAAAATACTGATACTCGTCATTCATTGCGTTCTCCATAATCCTTTGTTGTTTGCTGCCAAGGTTTTGCCAGCCGTCAATACAAATTACTTTTAGTTCCCCTGCCTGAGCTTTGGCTAGTTTAAAAGCAAACTCGAAGCTTTCTCCTTCACTCAAACCGTCTATTAACGTTCCGTTTATTCGGATTCTTCCTTTTTCATCTACTTCTAATCCTTCTACTGGTAAAGCAGCAGTCTTAAGTAATTCCTTTGGTAACTCTCTGGCTTTCTGAATTTTAGCTGTAAGCCCTGCTGATCTCTCTTCTTTCGGGGACAGCTTCTCTCTGATGATGTCATTCATGCGTTCCCATTCTCTGAGGTATTCCTTCATTTCTGCAGCTTTGTCAGCCTCTAATTTTAACGGTTCAACATCAATTTTCTCAGATTCATTAATAACCGCTTGAGCGTTACCTGATTTCTCATTTTCTAACTTAATTAACGAGGCTTCATGATCTGCGATTTTTTTCAAATCTTTTTTCTCATGTTCCCCGATATTCGATAGGCTGTTTTTCTTCTCAGCAAGTTGCTCTTTAAATTCACTAATAAATACGCTAGATTGTTCACCCTCCTGCTGAATAGTTTCCTTAGCCGTTTGCTTTTTAGCTTGGTATTGCATCTTTAATCGTTCAATAGCCTGTTCTAACTCGTTATCTAATTGAATATTGGATTGTTGGATTCTAATTCCGACATCATCAACTTTCGCCTGTTCAGCTAAAATGTTTTCATCTAACCGCTTGATAGCTCCGTTTAGCATGTCACGTTGCCGACTATACTCCAGCTTTTTAGATTCAGTAGCATTGATTGATCGTTGCTTGATATCGTCAATGCGAATGTTCAAACTTTCCATAAGTTTCTCAGCTTCATCTAATCGTTTGTTGGCTTCTTCTGCATCTGATAGCTTTTTGTAAAGTGATTGAAGGTTTGCATTCTTCCACTCTTCACCATCGTAGTTCGGGGGTAAATCTCTCTTAATGCCCTCAATATTGGCTCTTAAGAGGTTGATTTCACGGTTGATACTTTCCCTTTCCTTGTAGTAGAAAGTCTCAATCTGCTTTAAAATTTGTAGTATATGCATTTGATAATCAGCCTCTGGCACTTCATCAAACCAACTTTTAATATTTTCCACTGTCCAAGCGATATCAAGCATGTTTAGGATAATTTCTGTCTGCTCATCAGATTTTTTCTGAACAAACTCAATTGGTCTGAATATATCTCCGTTGATTAGTTTTCTAAGAAAAGCTTCAGTACTGTCAACTGATTTTGAATCATGTTTGACCTTTAGATAGTCAGCTTTTTCATTTCTTACTTTTCTAGTAGTTTGCAATCCGTCATCTAATTCAACGAACAATTCAGATTCTTCTTCTCCGTGACGTATAACCTCTGTGCGTCTGCTTTTATTCGTGAACAGTTTCTCCAAAGCTTCTACCAACGAGGTTTTTCCAGTTCCTGAATCTCCTGAAACTTGATTTATTTTGCCAGGGCTAAAGATTAACTCTTTTATGCCTAACCAGTTTTTAATTTCAATGCGTTTTATATGCATTTTTTCCCCTCCTGCTAAATATTTGATTTAACTAGGATTGCTATGGTAATATGTAGGTGATAGTTTGTTATAGCAGTCCTTTATGATCAGCTTGTCGGAGCTGGTCATTTTTCTTTTAGTTCATACTTCCCCAACAAGTTCCCGCTAAAACAAGCGTTTTTGCCCCCTTTTTTTATTTGCCATCCTGAACTACATGATTGATCTCCGTTCCCTCCTCTTTCACATTCGGAGCAAGCAACATAGAGCATTCCTCTTGAGTCTCTTTTGCTGTGCTTAGGTTCCATCCCTCTCACCACCCTCCCAACCATTTAATGCAATCTTCCTCTGTATCAAGCACCTTTACTCGTGCATCTCCAGTGCTGTTATCAATTCCAACATACTTGCTGACAAACAGCTCTGTTTCGTGATGTACAAAAAGTCCTATCGGTTCCTTTTTGCTGACGATATCTTCAGCTTCCTGCCGAGTCACTTCTTTGATGTCGAATTGTTCCCATGTAATACCGTTATACATTTATTTCTTCTTCTTTCTTTTGATACTCGCCACAAACTATGTTATTTGGTTTTTCTTGCGCAATGACTATAGCGTATCTTTTCTTTAATGATATCCTTATCCTTAATCCAGCATAAATGCCGTAATCCTCGCCTGCTTTGATTCCCTCGCCTGCTTCGATTCCCTCGCCTGCTTTGATTCCCTCGCCTGCTTCGATTCCCCAGCCTGCTTCGATTCCCTCGCCTGCTTCGATTCCCCAGCCTGCTTCGATTCCCTCGCCTGCTTCGATTCCCAAGCCTGCTTTGATTCCCAAGCCTGCTTTGATTCCCTCGCCTGCTTCGATTCCCTCGCCTGCTTCGATTCCCCAGCCTGCTTTGATTCCCCAGCCTGCTTTGATTCCCAAGCCTGCTTTGATTCC